CGCGGCGGGTGAAATTCGCGCATTGGTAGCTTCCGGCCCCTAGTGAGCCAGCCCCACATCTCGAAAAGCCGGCACAACCATAAGGGCGCATCATGGCCCTGACGACGGCTGAGGAAATCGAGCTGCTGCGCCTCCTGGAGGAGGAGCGGCGCGACAAGGCCCGCGCATCCCTCGACGACTTCTGCCGCTTCGTCCCGGTGCCGGGCGTGCCCATCGGCGGGGATGGCGCGGACGAGACCGAGGATGGCGGCGACGTCGAGTTCTACCCGATCAACGCCGCGCCGGCCGAGCACCACCGGCTGATCAACGGCGTGCTGGAGAGGGTCGACAGCGGCGAGATCCCGCGGGCGATGTTCTTCCTCCCGCCTGGGACGGGCAAGAGCACCTACGTCAGCGTGACCTTCCCGGCGCGGTTCATGGCCCGGCGAGCCGGCCGCAACGTGATCGCGGCGTCCTATGCGTCGGCGATGGCCAAGAAGTTCGGTCGCCGCACTCGCTCGATCGTCCGGTCGAAGGAGTTCGGCCAGCTCTACCCGCAGGCCCGGCTGAACGGCGACAACAGCGCGGTCGACGACTGGAGCCTGACCAACGGCTCCACCTACATGAGTGGCGGCATCCTCTCAGGCATCACCGGCAACCGGGCTGACCTGATCCTGATCGACGACCCGGTGAAGGGGCGCGAGGACGCCGACAGCGAGACGATCCGCGCCAAGGTCTGGGACGAGTACAAGGACACGCTGCGCACCCGCCTGAAGCCGGGCGGTCGCATGGTGGTGATGATGACTCGCTGGCACGGCGACGACCTTGCTGGCCGCATCCTGCCGCCCGACTACGACGGCCGCTCGGGCTGGGTGGAGTCGAGGGACGGCGAGCCCTGGTACATCGTCAACTTGCCGGCGGAGTGCGAGCGCGACGACGACCCGCTCGGGCGCGAGATCGGCGAGTTCCTGTGGACCGAGTGGTTCAGCGTCGAGCACTGGCAGACCGAGAAGCGGGTCCAGGCCGGGCGGACGTGGAATGCGCTCTACCAGCAGCGCCCGTCGTCGGAAGAGGGCGCGATCCTCAAGCGCGGCTGGTGGCAGCCTTGGGACAAGCCGAAGCCGCCGCACATCGTCTTCAAGCTGATGGTCATGGACACGGCCTACGAAGAGGCCGACACCAACGACTACAGCGCGATCACCACCTGGGGCATCTTCGAGGACGACAAGAAGATCCCCCGCATCATCCTGCTGGGCGCCTGGCGCGGGCGGGTCGAGTATCCCGGGCCGACCGGGCTCAGGGCGACGGCCAAGGCCGCGGTGAAGCACCACAAGCCCGACCTGATCCTGATCGAGCGCAAGGCCAGCGGCATCACGCTGATCCAGGATCTGCGCCGGGCGGTGCGCTCGATCGTGGGCGTCAACCCGACCGGATCCAAGGTGGCCCGCGCCAAGGTGGCAGCGACTGCGCTCGAGGCCGGGAACGTGTTCTTCATCCCGAAGGCATCATCGGCCGACGTGATCGACGAGTGCGCCCGCTTCCCGCTTGGCCGGCATGACGACTACGTCGACACCGTCACCATGGCGTTGCAGCGGTTCATCAACGGCGGCTGGGCCGCTCATCCCGACGACAGCAAGGACCGCGAGGACGACGAGCGCGAGCGCAGGAAGCGCCGTGCCGCGAGCGGGTCAAGGGTGTCGTACTACTGAGGGAGGGGTTTCGTCGAATGCTGAACCCCCGCCGCCAGGAGCCGCCCGGCTCGACCGTGATCGAGGTCGACTTCGGCGCCGCCACGCCGCAACCGGGCGACCCGCGCGAGATCCCCCTCGACGACGGCAGCGTGGCGTTCGAGTTCGGCGAGCAGACCGCTATCGGGGCTGATCCGAACAGCGACCACGGCGCCAACCTCGCCGAGTTCATGGACGACGCCGAGCTGGGGCGCATCGCGTCGGACCTGCTGGAGGCGGTGAAGGCGGACGAGGAGAGCAACGCCGAGTGGCGGCAGATGTTCGTGTCGGGCGTGGAGTTGCTGGGCTTGAAGATGGACGCGAAGTCGTGGCCGTTCGAGGGCGCGAGCGCGATCACGCACCCGATCCTCATCGACTCCGTGGTGCGCTTCAACAGCCGCGCCATCAACGAGTTCTTCCCCGCCGGCGGGCCGGTCAAGGGCGACATCGTCGGCCGTGAGACCCCGGAGAGGCTCGACCAGCTAGAGCGCGTCATCGAGCACATGAACTACGAACTCCTCTGCACCATGGAGGAGTATTTCCACGACGAGGATCAGGCCTACACCTACCTGCCGATCGCGGGGTGTGCGTTCAAGAAGGTTTACGACGACCCCGAGTTGGGCAGGCCCACGTCCCGCCTGGTGTACCCGCAGGACTTCATCGTCAGCTACACGACGACATCGCTCCAGACCGCACCACGGGTGACGCACCGGCTGCACTATCAGCAGCACGTCCTGAAGCGCGCGATGCAGAGCGGCTTCTATCGCACCGTCGAGTTGGCCGATCCGCGCGACCGCGGCGCCGACCGGGACGCGATCACCGAGAAGACCGACGAGACCCAGGGCCGCACCCCGTCGCTGGCCGAGTACGACGACGAGTGGACGGTCTACGAGATCCACACCTATCTCGACCTGCCGGGCTTCGAGGACGTGTCGGTCGGCCCTGACGGCTTCGAGGCGCCGACCGGGGTGGCGCTGCCGTACATCGTGTCGGTGGAGAGGGATAGCCAGCAGGTGCTGGCGATCAAGCGCAACTGGAAGCAGGACGACCAGCGCAAGAAGCCGCGCCGCTACTTCGTGAAGCTGCCCTTCATCAAGGGCCTGGGCTTCTACGACTGGGGCTACGTCCACCTGATCGGTGGGCTGGCGAAGGGATCGACCGCGATCCTCAACCAGCTGATCGACGCGGGCACGCTGGCGAACCTTCCTGCGGGCTTCAAAACCAAGGGCGTGCAGTTCGCCGAGGACGACAAGCCGCTGCGCCCCGGCGAGTGGCGTGATGTCGAGGGCTCGGGCGAGGATCTGACCAAGGCGCTGATAGCACTGCCGTTCAAAGGCCCGAACGCCGCCCTGGCGCAGATCCTGGGCACGATCGTCGAGAGCGCGCAGAAGGTGGTGGCGACCGCCGACATGTCGCCCACCGACATCCCGGTCAACGCCCCGGTCGGCACCATGAACATGGCGATGGAAGCCGCCAATCAGGTGATGAGCGGCATCTTCAAGCGCCTGCACGACGCGAAGAAGACCGAATTCAAACTGCTGCACAACCTGTTCGCCGAGACCCTGCCGCCGGTCTACCCCTACGAGGTCAAGGGCGGCGATCGTGCGGTATTCCAGGCCGACTACGACGGCCGGATCGACATCATCCCGGTCAGCGACCCGAACGCGGCGAGCCGGACCCAGCGCATCGCCATCGCGCAGACCAAGATGCAGGTCGCGTCCATGCCCGGGGCGCCACCCCACGACATGCGCGAGGTCTACACCGACTTCTACCGCGCGATCGGGGTGGACGATGTCGACCGCATCATGCCGCCGGACCCCGAGGCGGTCACAGCCGACCCGGTGACCGAGAACACCACGATGTTGGCGGGCCGTCCGGTCAAGCCGGGCTTGCCGCAGAACCACATGGCGCACATCGCCGCGCACATGGCGTTCCTCCAGATGGCGATGATGAACCCCGCCACGCAGGCGACGATGCAGCAGCGGGTGCCGGCGTTCCAGGCGCACCTCGCCGAGCACTTCGCCATGCAGTACACGGTCCAGATCGCGCAGATGGTGGGCCTGCCGCCCGAGATCCTGTCGTCCGGCAAGCCTCTGCCGCCCGAGATCGAGGCGCGCGTCGCTGTCGCCGCTGCCGAGGCATCGCAGCAGATGGCGGCCCAGATGGCGCAGGCCATGGGCCAGGGCCAGCAGTCGCCCGAGATGATCTTCGCCCAGGCCGAGATGATGAAGGTCGAGCAGAAGCGCGAAGAGGCGACGATGGACTACGACATCGAGCGCCGCCGGCTGGACCAAGACGCCGCCAAGGCGTTCGGCGAGCACGCGCTGAAGGAAGCCGAGCTTGAGCAGAAGTCCGAGGTCGATCTGGCCAAGGTCTACGCGCAGGCGATCACCGCGATGAACCGCCCCGTCAACCCGCCGGTCGTCGGCGGCAACCGCAAGCCCGCCGAATGAACGCCGCCTCCCGCGGCAGCATCCGCGACTGGCTGCTGGCCCGCATCGACAAGCGGCTCGAAGTGGCGCGCGGCGAGTACGAGCGGTGTTCGGGCGACATCGGCGGATACCGGGCGGCGCAGGCCCGGCTGAACACGTGGCTCGCGTGTCGGGCCGAGATCATCGACGCATTCAAGGAAGGTGAAAAGCGAGATGGGTAACCCTGCATCCATCTGGACGCCGCGCGGCACCGTGGCGCTGGAGAACAACACGCCGGTCGAGGTCAAGCCGGCCGGCTACATGGTGCTGATCGAGATGTATGCCGGTGAGGCATCGCGCGAGATCAAGCGCGACGACGGGTCCACGACCAAGCTGTTTCTCGCCGACCAGACCCGCGAGAACCAGAAGTACCTCGCCCAGGTCGGCAAGGTGATCGAGCTCGGGCCGGACGCCTACCGCGACGAGGGCAAGTTCCCCTCCGGGCCACGCTGCAAGGTCGGCGACTGGGTCATCATCGGCCGCTACGCTGGCGCGAAGATCGACCTGAAGGTGCCGGGCGGCACGGCCGAGCACCGCATGATGAACGACGACGAGATCCTCGGGACCATCAGCGACCCGTCGGCGATCCGACAGTACGTCGGGTGAGCCCGTGGACGAGTTCTTCGCCAACCTGATCGGCGACATGCCGCGCTGGATCACGATGCCGCTCGGCGCGCTCGCGCTGGCGGGCGCGGTCGTCTGGATCTTCGCCGGCTGAACCCGCCCGGACCGCGGGGCCGTATCCCCGCGCCACATCCCATGGAGACCCCATGCAACACCCGCAGGACGCGGGCCGCTCTGGCTCGCCCTTCATTCCGCCGGGCGACCGCTACAGCGCCCGAATCCGCTTCGCGCCACCCGACGACGACGGCATCAGCGGCACCTTCGAGCCGATCGTCTTCAAGGTCGACGACAGCCCTGCGCCGGCCGAAAAGTCGCACCCCGAGATCGAGGTCGATCTGGCCGACCCGGAGCCCCGCAAGGCGCGCTCCGACATCGAGCGCGGCGACCGCACCAAGCGCGACGACGACAT